TCGAGAAGACCGTTTTCGACACCGTACAGCCGCAGCTCGACACCATCGCCAAATGGGTCACGGATCACGCCGCGACCATCAACAAGGTCATCGGCGATATCACGAAAGCCATCGGTGACCTCGCCGTGGCAGTCGTCAAGAGTCCAGCTATTCAAGAGGCCATGAACGGGCTTGCGGCAGGGCTCGCGAAGTTTTCGGAATACCTCGGATCGGATACCTTCGTTCAGGACGCACATCGGTTCGCCGATGGCATCCGATCCATGGTCAACACCATCGACTGGTTTGTCGGCAAGTACAAAGCAGTCAACGATTTCGCTGAAAAGGCCGACCGCGCCGTCAACGATGCTGGGCGTGCCACTCACGACTGGCTGAAGGCTCATGGCTTTCCGGTTCTCGACAATGGAGATACTCCGGCAACTCCTCTGCCAGCCCCCGGAAGCGCTTCTCCGTCGAATCCCGCCACGAACCCCGGCACGGGCACGGGCACGGGCACGGACGTGGGCGCGACTGACGCCAAGTCCTCCGGCGGCTTCTGGTCCTGGCTCAAGGGCAAAGTCGGTTTCGGTTCGGACGACACCCGTGTTCGCGACGCCGTCCTCTCCACCGCCGAAGACACAAAGAGGCTAAAGGAGCTGGCCGAGCGCGGGAGTGGAGGCGGCGGTGGTAATGTCACGGTCAACGCGAGCGGCGGTGCCAATATCGGCCGGGGCGCGCCGAACCTGCGCTATGGTCGACGCGCTCCGGAAGGAGGCGGCGGAAGCGGAAGCGGAAGCGGTAGCGGACCCTCCCCGAAAGATCATGCCGGTACCTATCGCCAAACCCCGATCCCGGACGCACCCTACAACGGAAAAAGTCTCGACGGGCTGACCGAAGCCGGAACGAAGCAGTATGCGGCGATCCTCGGAAACCGAGAGTCCGGCAACCGCTACGGTATCACCAATCCCTACGGCTACGTCGGGCGATGGCAGATGGGTGAGGCCGCGCTCAACGACACGGGATACATGAAGACAAGCATAGCCAGTCAGAAACGCAACTCAAGCATGAACGATCCTAACGCTTGGACAGGCAAAGGTGGCGTCCACTCTGTCGAGGAGTTCAAGGCCAACAAAGGTGGCGTTCAGGACACCGAGTTTGGTGAATATACCAATCAGCACTATGCCCACATGAAGTCTGCAGGCGTCATTCGTGACGGCATGAACCAAGCCGACGTCGCGGGCTGGCTCGCAGCCGCGCATCTCAAGGGCGTCGGCGGTGCTATTTCCCTGGCACGCGGTCACGACAATGTGGATGCCAACGGGACGTCGGCATCGTCCTATAAGCGTATGATGGCTGGAGTCGGCCGTTCGGAACCTGGGTCGCAGGGAACGCCGCCAGAGAACCGAGGTCCTGGCGCCAGCCCTGGCGAGGCCGCACGTGAAGCTGCGACGCGATCTCGCACGACGCACCTGCTCAGGTGGGTTCATCTTGGGGCGCGAGTGCCGAGTGTTCCGGTCGATGGCGAGGCCAAGGCGCATGGCGAGGCCGTGCTTTCGCCCGAGCGTCGAAAGCTCGCGGATGCGATGCGGAAGGCGGAGTCCGCGCCTCATCCGCTCGGGGTTGCAAACACCACCGTCGACCGGCGCGATCCACAGTTTGCCCCCCCTCGCATTGAGCCTACGGTCGAGATCCCGAAATCCGCACCCGTCCCCTCGGCTGAAGCCGGTTATGCCCGAGAGCACAATGCAGGCCGCCCCCAGACGCCGAACATGTCGGGGGCTTCGAGCATGCTGCCGGCAGGGCGCCTCAACAGTGGTCCCGTCAAGGTCGAGATCATCGATAGCAGCGCCGCCAAGATCGGCGAGCATGTCGGCAAGGCCACGCTCAGCCAACGCCAGTCCGCCGCGGTTCAGCAGCACGACCGCGCCTTGGGAGAGAAGACCGACCGGGCAAAGCTCTCTCCTGACCGGCAGAAGCTCGCCGATGCGATGAACACCGACGCTGCCAAGCGACATGCCTTCGTTCAGCACCTCGCCGAGCTGGGCAGGCATGGAAAGCTCGACCTGGCCCACATGATGCGATCCCGCCATCCGCTCGGCGTGGCGCCATCCGCCTCGATCGACCTCAGTCGCAATCGGACCGCCCATCTCGAGAAGCACGAGACCTTCAACATCCACGGCGGCGATCCGCGAACCATGATGGCGGAGGCCAAACGCATGGCGGGTCGCGGCAACGCCGACCTCATGCGAAACCTGAACACGACCGAGGTGTGAACCAGTGAGCCTGATCGACCTTGCAGGGGGCGCCGCCGAAACGCTGCTCGGCGACGTGGCCGGGCCTTACGTCTTGCTCTTCTCCAACGCGCGATCCATCGGCGGCATCATCCCCAACGTTACAGTACGGGAGGTGCTGACCGATGAGGACACGATCACGCAGCATCCGGTCGAATCCGGTACTCCGATCGCCGATCACGTCTTCGCCAACCCGAAGATCATCGAGATGTCGAGCGGGTGGTCGGACTCGACGGCCGGCTACCCCGGCTATGTCCAGGACGTGTACCAGGCCATTCTGGCGCTCAAGGCCACGCGCGAGCCCTTCGACGTGTCCACAGGCAAACGCGCCTATCAGAACATGCTGTTCGGCAATGTCACTGCGGTGACTGACGAACAGTCGGAGCACACGCTGATGGTCACGGCCCGGTTGCAGGAAGTCATCATCACAACGACCGACGACGGGTCGAGCAACTCGACCGATCCGCAGACGACCGGATCGTCCACGGCCGGCGGGACACAGCCCTCGACTCCCTACGGACAGGGCGGCATCGACGGTAACGGCAAGTTCACCTCGGGCGCGCCGTCCGGCTAGGGCGGGATCGGACACGCCTGATGGCGCAATTCTACGAGATCCCGACGGGGCCGAGCGCCCGTACCCTGTCGACCGTGATGGCGGGACGGACCTATTCGCTCCGGCTCGCTTATGCGGAGGCACCGGAGGGCGGATGGTTCATCGACATCGCGGACGATGCGGGGAAACCGCTGATTGCCGGGCTCATGCTGACCTCGGGGCCGGACCTGTTGCAGCCCTACCCGGACCTTGGCATTAAGGCGAAGATGTACCTCGTGCCCGATGCCGGAGCCGGGCCGCTGTCCTATGACAACCTCGGCGTATCGTGGCACCTGATCTTCACGGAGGGTTGAGCCCTTGCCCATCGCATCCGTCCGCCAACTCGACCCTTCGGGCGACATGCAATGGGGCCGGGGTCGGAGGAACTTCGTCACCGATGTGCCCGAGGTCGTGGCACAGCGCGCCGGCACTCGGATGCGGTTGTGGACGGCGGATTGGTTCCTGAACCTCGGTGAGGGCACGCCTTATCGCACGGCGGTGCTCGGCAAGCGCACAGAGGCGACGCGCGATCCCGCGCTCCGCGCCCGCATTCTCGGCACGCTCGGTTGCACCGGGCTCACGGCCTACGCGAGTCAGATCGACCGCGGGGCGCGCGGTTACTCGGTCCAGGCCACGGCCTCGACCATCTTTGGGGTGACGCCCATCGTGGCCACCACTACGCCCAATGGCGACGTGAGGCTTGTGCGCTAGACTATGGCCTATTCCACCGTCCCGATCCCCTTCATCGACTCCGCCGGCTTCCACATGCCGGCTTTCGCCGCTGTACTGGCGGCCCACAAGGCCGATTACCAGGGCGTCTACGGGCAGGATATCGACCTCAGCGACGCGGCGGACCAGGACGTCGAGTGGGTGTCGATCGAGGCTTTCGCGTTCCAGGAAACCTTCGCGCTCGCGCTCGCGGTCTACAACTCGTTCTCGCCCGTCACAGCGCAGGGCACGGGACTGTCGTCGGTGGTCAAGGTCAACGGCATCACGCGCGACGTCGCATCCTATTCGACCCAAACCGTGACGATCATCGGGCAGGCCGGCACGGTGCTTAACGGCACGACAATCGGGGATGGCGTCAACGCCTGGGCACTGCCGAACCCGGTGGTGATCCCGTTGTCCGGCATCATCGCCGTGACCGCGACATGCGCGGTGCTCGGTGCCGTCACGGTGCCACAGGGCACGACAGGATCGCTGCTCAATCCGACCTACGGGCTCCAGTCGGTCACGTTCTCGGGCATCACGGCGCCGGGCCAACCGGTCGAGACGGACCCGCAGTTGAAGACCCGTCAAGCGGCCTCGACGACGCTTCCGGCCGTGGGGCTCGTGGATGGTATTCAGGGCGCCATCCTGGCGCTGCAGAACGTGGTCCGCGCTCGCGTCTACGAAAACGACGGAGCTTCGACCGACGCTCGCGGAATCCCCGGTCATTCGATCTCGGCCGTGGTGGACGGCGGCGACAACGGGGCCATTGCCAATACCATTGCGATCCGGAAATTATCGTCCGGCACCTACGGCACATCGAGTGGCATCGTCGTCACTGGCGTAGCGGGCATCCCGCGCACGATCTATTTCTTCCGGCCGACCGAACCGCCGATCTCGGTCGCTATTGCCGTGAAGGCGTTGACGGGCTTCACCACGGACGCACAGGCGGCCATCCAGGCCGCCGTCGCCAGCTACATCAACGGGCTCGGAATCGGGGACGGATTGCTGGGTTCTATCGACGTTGGACGGCTCTATGGCCCGGCGCTGCTGATCGGTACGCCGTTCGCAGGAACGTTTACGATCACGAGCCTCATGATCGCACGTGACGGTGGTACTCCCGGCACCGCTGCCGTTCCGATCGGCTTCAACGAAGCACCGCAAACCTCGACGGCGTTGATCACGGTGATGCCGTCGTGAGGACAGCGGAGCAATATGTCGGGCTTATCGCGCAGGAGCACGCCGATAAGCCGCGTTTCGTTGCCACGGTCGCACTCACGGTCGACGTGCTGGCGCGGTTGCAGACCTTCATCGCGTCGATCCCGGCGGCCTTCGACCTCGACTATGCCATCGGCGTCCAGCTCGATGCCGTTGGGTTACGGATCGGCCGCTCGCGCTTGGTGCCCTACCCACTTCAGGGCCTCTACTTCTCGCTAGACGCACCCCTGCTTGGCCTTGATCGCGGCGTGTGGAAAGGCCCTTACGACACGGGTCTGGGGATCTATCGGCTCGACGACGACACGTTCCGTCGGCTGCTTCGGGCGAAGATCCTAACCAACACATGGAACGGCACGACCGCGGGTGAGCAGGCGATCTACAACGCCTTCTTCATCGACCCCGCGACGCTGGTGTTCGTGGACGACTCCACGATTTCGGGCCTGCCGGAAAACTACTTCAGCCTCGACGACACCATGCGGGGCCTGGACCAAGGCGCGTTGGCACCGGGCGACACCGCCTTGGTGTCGATCAGCACGCCGGCCGACATGGTGATGACGGTCGGGATCGCGGGAAAAATCCCGTCCATCGAGGATATCGCCATCCTGGCCCAGGGGTTGATCGGCGCCAAGCCGGAGGGCGTAACGGTCCAGTACGCCATCACGTCGACCAATGGCGCGCCGGTGTTCGGACTCGACGCCGACGATCCCTACATCGGCGGGTTCGACCACGGCGCTTGGGGCGTGTCGCCAGCGTACATGCTCGCATACCTGCCGAGCTGATCCGCCTTCCTGAAAATTGAACGCGCGGCCCTTCTGGCGGCGCGCCTTCGCTCGCGTGCGGGATGCCCATGTCTCAGAACCAGTATCTGCCGATCGCCAATGGCGTCGGCGCCAACGCGCTCACGCCCTCCGCATGGGCGGCGCTGGGGGTTCTGCTCGCGCAGGGCTTCCAGTCTGGCGTCGTGCCGAGCATTCAGTTTAACACCTTCCTCCGCCAGCTCTCGATTCCGACGTCGGCGCTAGCGCAGTTCATCGCCGACAATCAATCGGCCGACGTGCTCGACGACGGTGTGGTGGCGAACTTCGAGGCGAAGTTCAAGGCGGCGCTTCAGAACGTAGCCGCCTATGTGGACCAAGCCGGGCGGGCGGTTTTCTTCAACGCTGCCGGTGCCACGGCTTATACGAGTGCGCTTAGTCCCGCTCCTACGGCACTGACTCCCGGCATGCAGGTGCTGGGCTTCTTCGGCAATGGAAACCAGGGACCGCCAAGCCTCAACCTCGGCTTTGGAACGCTTCCTATCCTCAAGCAGGGCGGAGGGGTGCCAGCAACGAACGACGTCTATTTGTTCGTGCCGCTGATCCTGAACAACGCCGGCACGACTTGGAATATCGATGGACCAGTCGTGTCCGACATCCTCGCGCTGATCCTCGCCAATGGCCTTGTCGGCCGGACGCAAACCTTCTTTACCTCCGGCACTTTCACGGTGCCGCCGAACGTCACATCTGTCCGCGTCGAGATGCTCGGCGGCGGCGGCGCGGGCGGAGCCACCAACAACTCCACGGCTGGCG